GGATCCGTTTCGACCCTGACCTGGGATGATTGCGAAGACGATGACTCGAAGGATATTCCAGAACCGACAGCGATCGCAGGCATTTTACTCGTAGGCGGTCTTGCAATTTTCTTAAAACCTAATAACTAATGTCTCATTCGCCAGACGCTATGCAAACCTCTCTTCCATGCGCCGCCAAACGGTATTACTTCTGAGAGGTGTCCCGGCTTCAGTAAGTGTAAAAAGGTTTCGTCAGTTATCATAATTCCTACATGACAGGGTTGACGAGATCCAAAGAAAAGCATTAATATCGCATCATCTTGTTTCGGATGTGCTGTATTAATTTGCTTAAACCCATTGACCGGATCTTGGAAAAGTCTTAGATATGACATCTCATATTTAGGATTTTTATACCATTCCACCGAAGCAGGGCGGGGATAATCAGGTATTTCAAGGTTATGCACATTTTTATAATATGCCCTTAACAAAGTGCTACAGTCACTACGTCCATAAATAAAGGGCCACTTTTTATAGTAATCGATTTTTTTAGGATTACCCTTCTCAAGTAACGGGAAAGGGTGATGATAGTCTGGGTCAAAATAATCCCAAGTATCGAACTTTGTATGATAAAGCAGATAAGGAATACCGTGGAAACGTGATTGGTCTATATCAGTGAATGATAACCAACCATCTACCATTTCATCACAATGGCTATGCCAAAAACAGATTATATTTTCTTCATGCTCTAAGTAAAGGTTAACATCAATAAGTGCTCCTGTCTTTTGAGTAAGTTCTTTGAGTTCACCATTCTCATCAAACTCAGCAAGTCCTGAGTCATCAATGGTATTAGGACTAAGAAGTACGGTGCCATCATTGAGAATCAATCCACACGATTCTTTATCTGGTGTGAGATTACAATAGGCGGCAATTTGTGATTTTACTTCGTCAGTTAAAAAAAATGGTTTCATAAGTTTAGTTTAGGTATCTGTGGGCGATGGTGTGTATGCGATCGGCTATTCGAGAGTGTTATAATAGTTGAGCAATCACTCTTGGAGGATCACTATGCAATACAACTATAGCCCCGGTCAACACATCGAACTCGATATCACTGCTGCTTGTGAAGTCGTCATCTACGAAACAAACGCTGATGCTCTTACTGTTGATGTAGAAGGTGATGATGCTGATAAAGTTAAAGTCTCGTGCAGTTCAGGAACCCTAACTATCAAACATGAGGGAGCAAGTTTCGGCAATATAACCATCGGTAACATCAGCATGAGCGGGGGTACTACTTTTGTTCAAGGTGTATCAGGCAACTTCTCAGGAACCGTCATTAGCGGCAACAACATTTATATGTCAGGTGGGAGCGGTTCTGTATTTGTCAACGGTAAGCGTATTGATTTGAATGAGTCAGGTAAAGATTACACACCCACCAAGATCACTGTTTATGTACCTGGTCGCATTACCACTAGCCTTGATGCCTCTATTAGTGGCACTGGGTCACTGCGATCGCAAGTCTACCTGGAAGAAGCCTTTATCAACAGCCAAGGTCACACCAAAATTGAACTAACTGCTGGTAATATTCAAGCTCAAGTATCAGGTTCGGGCGATCTAGATGCTCGTATTCAAGATGGCGATTTGAATGTTTCTATCTCAGGTAGCGCCGATGTTCGAGTGGTGGGCGATATGCGATCGGCCAATGTTCAAGTCTCTGGTTCGGGCGATGTGATTACTGAAGGAATTTGCCACGGTAATTATCACGCTTCTGTGTCGGGTAGTGGTGATATTCGACATGTAGGAACTGTAAAAGGGCGCGTTCGTGAGTCTGTAGCAGGTACAGGTAGTGTACGGATTGGGTAGTTGATGACTCACCAATGAGGGTGTATGTGAGGAGTCTATCTAAATATAGACTCCTCAACTTCTTATTCTATGATACGTGTTTCCAGGTTTTTCTTAGAAGGATAGAAGATGTTACAGCTTGAGATATTCCATATTTTCTCATTAGATTAGCTTGAGTCCACGTTTTTGGATCGCTTTCATGAAGACGGCGCATTTCTTTGACAGATTCTTCAGTCATTTTGGCGTCGGGATGGTTACTACCTCCTAATTTTTTGAATGGTCGTTTAATCGGCCCTAAATCTAGATGCTTCCAGCTTCGACCTGTAACAATGTTACTAATTGTCACCTGGTTTAGATTATACATTTTTCCTAATTCAAGTTGCGTAAATTTGCCAGCTTCGTAAAGTCGTCTGATTTCATACACGTCAGCTTCAGTAATCTTAGCTTCAATGGATTTTTCTCCGTGACAACCTCTCTTCTTTTTAGCCATATCAACTAAGTTATCTTTATGCGTACCTAAAAACAAATGTTCAGGATTGACACAAGATGGACGATCACACTTATGACAAACTAAAAGATCGTCTGGTAATTGCTTGTCATTATGAATCCAATAAGAAAACCTATGGGAGGCACTAAAACCATCCATGCGAAAACGTCCGTAACCTTTTCTGTCGGTTCCCCCTGTCCAGTCCCAGCAGTTAGAATCTAAGTTCTCTTGATAAGGGCCATTTTTATCCACGTTCTTAAAAAATGCTTCCGTAGAGGTTCCACCTCTTTTTGATTTTCTTTTCCCAGGTTCTAAAATACCCCTACATTCAATACACTGATTATTTGAAGAATACCTTAATGATCCTCCTGAATTTTTATACTCATGTTTCTTTTTACAGAGATTGCCAATGACAAATCTGTCTGAAAGCTCGTAGTCGATACTCATGTTGATTACTCCATTTGAAGGGTGTGTGATCAACATTATAGCACGTATATACAGTTTGGTGTAAACAATTAATCTACAGACGTTGAAGGCTAGGAAAACCGCCAAAAAAGAGTGTATTATTCCTTACCTGACACGCAGACAAAGTTTTTGCACATTTATCCTGAGAAGAGTCTATTACAGGGTTGTTTGATAAATCAAACATTGCTGCTCCTGTATAGCCACACTCAGTTGATTTGTATATCCAGGAACACTTGTTTAGGGCACATCGCGATGGGCAAGCCGTTTCGCCTCCCCCGTAATCCAAAGGAGAGGAGCATTCAAATGTTGCTGCCTCCAGTGGGACAAAGTTGATCAATCTAGTCACAACCATGTGATTTCTTTGTAATATTCCATTGGTTGTTGACGCTAATGGTGATGAGTCTAAATACTTAACCTTTGTACGGAGTATCATCAACTTAGAACCTTCGAGAGTATCAATTTCATTCATTAATGAATTAATAGTTCCCGCTGCATCACTAATTGTAATTTCGACCCTTGGTTGAGTACCTGTTGATGTAATTTCTATCGTATTATGGGAGCAAGCTAAAGCATACCAAGGTCCCCCGAAGCTCACACCACTCTGATTACAAAATCTAAACGTCTCATTAGGGTTAGATGAACGAAACCCTTTGAGTTCATATAGGAACACATCAGCCGATTGATCTAGTTCTTGTACGTGTTGTAGTGCAGTCATAGCTTAAACCAACATAGATTGCGATCGCGTAAAGTCAAAGTAGAAATTAGCCGTAGATCCCGCGATCGCTCCAGCACTTTCCGTCCATTGTGATGAACCACCGCTAACCAGCGTAGATGAAACTCTCGCATAATAAGTCCCAGACGATACTGGTGAGAATGAGTAACTGGTTTCGCTTGTGGTAATAATTTCACTCCAGACTCCGCCTGTTTCACGCTTCCATTGCAGTTGGAATCCGGTAATGTATTGACCTCCTTCTGCTGGGCGCGACCAATTGATATTCATAATGTAAGCTGTTTCAGATATTGTAGTAAAGCTGATAACAACGTTTTCTGGTTTAGGTGGAACTGATGGAACACGTTCTTCTCTAACAATTGGATCAAGTGCCCATCCTTGTTCGGCGGCGTTATAGATAGATTCGTTATAAGTACCAGCAACCAATTCAACTAGGTTAGGATCACTGGCTTCAGATTTCATTGTCTGAACTCGGTACAACCTTGGTGCGATGACATCAACTATCCAGTTGGCTTCTGGTAGTGGTGCTGTTGAAAAAGCGGTTGAAACGTTTATAGTTTTATGATTTCCTACACCGTTAGTAATAGTTCTGGTTTGTATGGTCATATCAGGCATCGTACAAGTAATTGAGTAGCCTGTTGCTGCGGGTAAATCTATTGGAGCATCTAAAGTGACTGAAGTGGTCGTAGCAGACACGATAAAGCCACCATAACGTTTAGTAGACCTCTTCCAGTCAGAGACAGCTATTACGTCGCCTGGGCGAGCATATATGCCTGTGATACGACTTCTGAAATTAACAGTTTCAGTATTATAGAATCCACTTAATAATGCAAACCGTCCTGCACGATATGCTTGACCTCTAGCAGTACACCCATATTCTGAGAATTCTGTTTCTCGATAGCCATATTTGTCTTGAGCCTCTTGGAGTTCTACAGGTTCTACTGTGGTGCGATAGAAATCCTCAGGATCGTTCCAAGTTACATTAGCAACAGAGTTACGAGTTTGAATATCGGTAGAGGAGTATTTGAAATCTCCATTTTCAACGTCAGCGTTAGTAAATTGACGAATAAATGTTATACCTGTGTTTGGTCCTGCGATCGTCCAAGTGGAGGGACGATCTTGCCAGAAACGAATACAGGAACCGTCCCAAAAGTAATGGGCGCGACAATTTCCCATCATTGCATCTAGAAATTCATGTGCTTTTTGTTTTGTTTGAAGTATTGTAGAGCATCTGAATCTCCTTTCATTAGTTCCAAACCCACTGGGAACATATTCATTGTTATATCGACTAATTTCATACAAATCATAGGCTGAAACTTGGCAAGGAGTAATTTGTCGTCCTAAACCATATCTATCATTGGTTAGTAGATCGTATAGTTGCCATGCTACATCAGCACAAGCAATAATGGGCTCATACAGTGTGCCATCCCAGGGATCAGCGGAGTAGTCTAAACCTCTATCTATAAAATTTACGACTGCATTTGTTGGAATAGCAACAGTTCTGCCGCCAATCTCATAACCTCGTTGAGGAACACTGCTAAACTGTTCAGCTAGAAACTGTATATCAATAACGGCTGAATTTGCGTAGTTAATATTAGCGTTATTAATAATTTCGGTATAACTCTGGAATCTTAGAACCGAAATAATTTTAGAATCTTCAGAATCGGGGGTTAACTTAACAACGCGAATAGAAAACTCATCAACACTTCCGCCTTGAGTGTTTAATTGAAATTGATATTCAAATTCTGTTAAACTAGCAAACTTTTGATTTTGTTTATTTTCTTCGTATACTAGAACAAATGCTCCAGCAGCACCAGATTTAATAAAAATCTGGAAGTGCATATCTGTACCAAGAACATCCCCATCGTCTTCATAGCGCGTCAGTTGAAAGCCCAACCTAACTCGAACCAAATTGACTTGAGAGTTAATAAAAGTCCGTGTAACAGGTAACGCTTCTAGGACTTCGACACCAACACTGGTTTCTGAAGTTAGTCCTTCTTGAATTGTAGAAGGCAAAACAGCTTGGTTCTGAGTTCCATTAACAAAGGTATAAGTGACACCTTCAAAGTTTTTAGAACCATCAGCATTACCAAGAGGAGTTTTATCAAAGAAGATTCCTTGATCTCCATTGATAAGTCCCTCAATTGGTCCTTCACTTAATAGTTCAACAACGGTGGCACGGCTATTTGATCTTGCTGTATCATCTTGAGTTGTCGGTGATTTGCCACCTCCACCATTACTCGATAAGATTCCACATTTGCCAACAATATAAGTATGATGGTCTTTTACTGTTAGGTTGTATACATCAATACGAGGATGAGGTGTAACTTCTAGCAGAGGGCGATAGTCAAAATTATTATCAATAAAAAAGTCATCAATCTGCCATGTTCCAATCTCACTAAATGCTCCACGCTCATTATAGAAAGCATGGTTAGGTGTTGCAACAATCTCCCCGCCCCAAAACTTATAAGTGAATGCTTCGTAATCATGGTGAACGAAGGTTTCTTCTACAGTAGAAACAAGTATTTCTTCATCAGCACTAAAGCATAAAATCTCATCCCCTGGTTGGAATTGAACAATCGGTTTCAAACCAGTGGGTGTCCAAAGTTGAGTTTCTGCTGCGAGGCATCCCCCGCCGCTGAAAAACACAGCTAATGGATCAAGCCCGTTAATTTTTTTCTTTTTTTTAGAAGTCATCTTTACGCGACAATATAAGAACGGACGGCGGCAGATAAAACGATAGAACCAGAAATAATCACCCCATATACAACCGGGACGCGATCGCCGACTTGAGAAGTATTAGTCTGCCCGGAGAAAACAAACGATTTCTCGTCTTCACCCTCACCTTTTGGAACCTTTTTTCCTAGCAAACCAGATACTAATAAGAGTGTTCCAGTTACAATCAACTGCATTGGACCAAGCCCTAGAAATCCAACTCCAAAAGCTCCCATTGCGATCAAGCCAATTCCTAGGATAATTTTTATCCAATTACCGCCTCCAGCAGCAGCAAATAAAGGCGTTATTGTAATAGTTGAATCTTCAGGTACAGGATCGATTAATTCATCTTCACCAACTTCGTAGTTTTTGTTAATCAGTACGTTGAAAACAATACCTCTATTACCTGATTCAAGAACCCATTCCCTGAAACTACCAAAATTAACCTCTAAATACCTAATCGCTTGGGATACGCTTGAGGCTATACAGCGATGAGTATAGCCAAAGCGACGACCTAAAGCGCCTTTGAG